TGAGATTTGAAGACGAGGGATCAGCATTTATGCCTAAATGGGAGTTTGAAGAACCTAAAAAAGGTAGACGAGTTGTGATGAAGGCAAAGAAATTAAATGATGATAACGATATATAAAGGATATAAGAACTATTTAACACACAGTTTTCCTGCAACGGACCTTGACAAAATCAAAGAAGTATGTTATAGTATGAATATAAAATGGTACACGATAAGTTACACAGATAAGGAGTATAAAGAATATGAGCAATTTTCTAAAGGACATAATTAAAGAAACTGGCAATGAGTATGCTGGTTTAGTAAGTGAAGGAGTTGATAGTGCAGACGTAACAAGTTTTATTGATACGGGTTCTTATTCTTTCAATGCGTTATTATCAGGTTCAATATATGGCGGTATGCCAGGTAATAAAATAACTGCTATTGCAGGTGAAGCCGCTACAGGTAAAACTTTCTTTGCGTTAGGTATATGTAAACATTTTTTAGATACAGACAAAGACGCAGGTGTAATTTATTTTGAATCAGAAAGTGCCATTTCAAAAGATATGATTGAAACTAGAGGAGTTGATTCTACTAGAATGGTAATCGTACCAGTTGCGACAGTACAAGAATTTAGAGCACAATCAATTAAAATTATAGACAAATATTTAGAACAACCAGAGGATAAAAGAAAACCTTTAATGTTTGTATTAGATAGTTTAGGAATGTTATCTACTACAAAAGAAATGGAAGATACTGCCGCTGGTAAAGAAACAAGAGATATGACTAGATCACAAATAGTCAAATCAACGTTTAGAGTTTTAACACTTAAATTAGGTAAAGCAAATATACCTATGATAATGACCAATCACACTTATGATGTTATTGGTTCTATGTTCCCACAAAAAGAAATGGGTGGCGGTTCAGGTTTGAAGTACGCCGCTTCATCAATCATCTACCTAGGTAAACGTAAAGAGAAAGACGGTACTGAAGTAGTTGGTAATATTATTCATTGTAAAAATTATAAATCAAGGTTAACAAAAGAAAATGCTCAAATTGATGTAAGACTTACATACAAACAAGGACTTGATAAGTATTACGGCTTATTAGAACTTGGAGAGGCAGCAGGTGTATTTAAAAAAGTATCTACAAGATATGAAATGCCTGATGGTTCAAAAGTATTTGGTAAAAACATCAATGAGGATCCTGAAAAATATTTTACAAAAGAAGTATTAAATAAGATTGATGAATATGCCAAAAAGAAATTCAGTTACGGATCAGACGAAGAATAAGAAATACGTTTTTGTACAAAAAGAAGGTGATGACTTTACTTGTATAAAGTTATTAGAAGGCAAGTACAAAGGTGTTATCTACAAATACGGTAAAGTAGGTTTTGCAAAAGATGAAAAACCTGATGGTACTTTACCTATGAAATTTGATTATGATATTATTTTCAATCCACACGAAGAAACCAGCATTGACAAACAAGACTTTATAGACTATATTGGAGATATATTAATTGAACTACTGGAGAAACAAATAGAAAATGGCACCGCTGTCCTTGAACATCAATAACGAAAGAATAGAAATAACGATATTAAGAAACCTCATTTTCAATGAGGAGTTTACTCGTAAGACTTTACCTTTTGTAAATGAAATTTATTTTACAAAAAGAGAAGAAAAGATTTTATTCCAAGAGATCAATACATTTGTTGAGAAGTATAAAAACTTACCTACAAAAGAAACTTTACTTATTGAATTAGGTTATCGTAAAGATATAAATGATGATGAAGTTAAATCTGTAAAAGAATTATTATCTACATTAAATCCAGAAGAAGTTGAACAACAATGGTTGTTAGATACAACTGAAAAGTTTTGTAAAGACCGTGCCGTGCATAATGCAGTATTAGACGGTATTAAAATTTTAGATGGTAAAGATCAAAAGAGAACACAAGAGGCAATACCTAGTATTCTTGCAGACGCATTAGCAGTTAGTTTTGATAATCATATCGGACACGATTACATAGGTGACGCTGAAGATAGATTTAAATGGTATCATACTAAAGAGAAAAAGTATCAGTTTGATTTATCTTACTTCAACAAGATTACAAAAGGTGGTGTACCAAGTAAAACTTTAAACATTGCTCTTGCAGGTACAGGTGTCGGTAAATCTTTGTTTATGTGTCATTGTGCTAGTGCTTATCTATCACAAGGTTTAAATGTATTGTATATCACTTTAGAAATGGCAGAGGAACGAATTGCAGAAAGAATTGACGCAAACTTATTAGATACAACGATAGATGATTTACACGCATTACCAAAAGACTTATATGATTCTAAAATATTAAAAGTAAAAAACAAAACAAACGGTCAATTAATTATTAAAGAATATCCAACGGCGTCTGCTCATAGTGGTCATTTTAGAAGTTTATTAAATGAACTTGCATTAAAGAAATCATTTAAACCAGATGTATTGTTTATTGATTATTTAAATATCTGTGCTAGTGCTAGATTTAAAGGTGGTAACATATCATCTTATTTTTATATTAAGGCAATCGCCGAAGAATTAAGAGGTCTTGCTGTTGAGTTTAATGTGCCAATCTTTAGTGCAACACAAACAACAAGAACTGGTTTTGTATCAACTGATATTGGTTTAGAAGATACTTCCGAAAGTTTTGGTCTGCCTGCAACTGCTGACTTTATGTTTGCTCTAATGTCAAATGAAGAATTAGAACAACTAGGTCAAATGAAAGTCAAACAATTAAAGAACAGATATAATGATCCTGCAATGAACAGATCATTTATTGTAGGTGTAGATAGGGCAAAAATGAAACTGTATGATGTAGAAAATACAGCACAAAACATAGTAGATAGAGGAAAAGAACCTGATCTTAAAGTAGAAGACCCTTACGATAAGTTTAGTGATTTTAAAATATAATGCCTAAAAAACAAAAAGTACGATTCTATAAAGGTGACAGACGACCTAAACACGATAGTGATTACGACAAATTAGTTTATCAAGTTAAGATGAAAAAAAGAGGTCGTAAAATTTTATGGTGTATTATAGAACAACCTAATAAAAAAACAATTGCTGAATTTTTCTTTGAAGAAGACGCACAAAGAATAGCAGACTTTCAAAACAAACACCGTGTATGGCAACAAAACGGTGGTATTCCTTCATTTCTTTATATCCGTGCATAAATAGTCCTATGGGACTCTCAAATACAGAATTTGCTAAAAAAGCAAGTAAAGGACCTTACGCAGGTAAGGCAAGAAAAGATATTGCAAATATTAAAATTAAAAATAGAAAACCTTTTACAATAGAAAAAACTGGTGAAAAAATAATAGGTTTAAAAGTATCAGGTAATAATTTAATTTATAAAGTAAAAAATTCAGAAAAAACAATACCCTTTTCTAACATACAAAAAGACGAAGATTTTGGTGGACAACCTGCTAAAAAAGGATCAGGTTCTTCAGCAGCAATAAGTGGTAAAATTGTAGAAGTTTTATCTGAAGCATTTTTTTGTATATATTGTGCTATGAAGTCAGCAGGTACTTTAAGTAAATATGATAAAGATAAAACCTATGAAGATTGGGACGATATTCAAAGTGCTAAAGATATATCTAATTTTGCCTCTACTTATAAAATTTCAAAATATGTAGACCAAGAATTAAAATCATCTGTATTTAATCAATATAAAAAATTTGCTAATGCTTTTCTAGTAGATAAGGAATGGCACGCTAGACTTATGGCACAAGTAAACGTGATGTATTCTAATTATCCTATACCAAATAAATCATTTACATTTTTGAGAGCAGATAATATGAAAAGATCAATGGATCCATATAAGACTTTTGAGGTTGTTGCACAACAAATTAAATCAAAAACAGGATTTAGTAGACCAGTAGATAAAGATAAATGGAATCCTGCTGACGTTTGGTTTTTTACGTCTAGTGCTGAAAATACGTTAACAAAAGAATTAAAAGAATTAGAAAGTAAAATTAATAAAAATCCTGCAAACGCAGTAGATCAATTAAATAATTTAAATCAATTAATTTACAAACTATTTGAAAAAAAAGAATTGTATCCTATATCTTTAAAAGCACCAGCAGGTACATCTGCTAGAATAACTGCTGTAAATGAAGATGGAGATATAGAACAGTTAGTAAAATTTGATAAGGTAGATTTAGGACAAGGTAATTTAGATGTAAAAATAAGATTTGATTTAATTTATCAAAAAAAGAAAACTAAAAAACTTGTAAAAAAAATGACAGGTTATTTAAAAAGTAAAACTGACACAGGTGGATTTAGATTAGAGTTAGAGTTTCCAGGATCAGGTGCTAGATTTGGTACTTTAGGTACGGAAAATTATCAATATATAATTTATAATACTGATAAATCTGGTATTAATGCTTTACAAAGAATTAGAAAACAAAGTAATACATTTCAACAAATACCTGAAAAATATAAACCAGGCACAGGAGAATTAGATTGGTTGGGTGCAAGTGGATATCAAAAATTATCAAAAGAAAAAGGTAGTAGAGATTACCTAGAAGGATATTTACAGACCTTATTTAATAAAATTAATAATGAAAAATTTAGATTAGGTCAACCACCAGAAAAAAATGTATTAAATAAAACAATTGCTTCAGAAATTGCAGTTGCAATTAATGAAATTAAAAATAAAGTAGCAAGAGAAATTACAGTAGAAAATATCTATAATCTTGCCGTATCACAAGGATTTAGGGTAGGTATTTCAAAAGAACAATTAAAAGCAAGAGGTGAAAAATCTATTGTAGATAAAACAGTTGCTGACACACTTTTTGACAGTTGTTTTCACTTAAAAGTTTACTAATAAACTTGACAAATCTTATAAATAGTGATATAATTTAGTTGATTTATATGGACAAAGTGATTATAGTTATGGGAACAATGAGAGAGAAATGTTTAGTTTTAAAGGTTTTATTACAAGCGATAAGAACACACATTTAGAACATTTAGAAGATGATATAATAAATCGTGGTTCAGATGGTGGTCGAAACGCAGTTAATTTTTTAAAGTCAGTTAGAAATATGCTAGCTGGTTCTGCTAATGGACGTATTAATATGTCTGTTAAGTG